CGCCCATGGCCACGATCAAGCCGGTACACGTCGGCAAGCTGCTTGACGAACTGGCCGGCACGCCGGTGCTGGCCAACCGCATCAAGGCCACGCTCTCGCGCATGTGGAACTGGGCGCGATCACGCGGCAAGACGGACCTACCCAACCCTTGCACCGGCGTCGAAGGCTACGCCGAAGAAGTGCGCACAGTCCTGGTCACGGCGGAAATGTTCTGGGCGATCTACGATCGCGGCGACCAGGTGCTGCGAGACTGGATGCGTCTGGACATCGTCATCGGCCAACGGGTCAGCGACATCACCAGAATCATGCGCACAGACGTGGTGACTGACGGCGACAAGAAGGATGCACTGCGGTACCGATCGACCAAGACGGGAACGCTCGGCCTGATGGCCGTCGAGCGCGACCTGAAGGCGCTGATCGAGGAACTGAAGGAACGCAAGCGGAAGGCGACCGGCCCCTGGCTGCTGCAGACGGACGAGGGCCAGCGAGTAACCCACGCCATGTTGCGCAATCGATTCGACGACGCCAGAATCAAGGCGAGGGAAGATATTGGCGAAGCCTTCATCGACTGGCAGATGAGGGATCTGCGCAAGACGAGCCTCAACCAGGCAGCCACGCTCGAGGAGGCGCGCCGACGCGGATTGCATACCGACCCGCGCACAACCGCACGTCATTACGAGGTGCGAATCGACACGCTACCGGGATCGATCCCGATGCGGCCAGAGGAGGCGGAATTACTGACATCTGTCAGTAATTCAGACAAAAAAACGGGCTAGCGCAATGCTAACCCGTTGAAGTATTGGTGCTGTTGGCCGGAATCGAACTGGCGACCTACTGATTACGAAGCAGACGCCAAAACCCGACAAAACAGCGACTTAGTTATATTCTGTCAGTAATTCAGGCAGCTATTATACCCGCGTGGTTGCGCCGTTCTCGTTGGAATTACTGACAAGAATTCGCCGCCCACGCACCCCGCATCGACTCAGAGTCCTTGCGCTTCCCGAGCCAGGCCGCGTAGGCCGGACCATCGAACGCCACCAGCTCCGCGCCATGATTCGCGGCCAGGTCAGCGGCTACCGAGCAATGCGGACGCCACAGCAGCGGATCAAATCCTGGCACCGTGGCCCAATCGTCGGCGGACTGGTACCACACCAGCCGAATACCCTCAGCCGGGCCGTGCTGGGCCTGAATCTCGGCCATGGCGTTTTGAGCCGTAGCCAGCGCCTGGGCACGCCAGGCCAGCAGGCGCTGGACGGTTTCGATCACATCGGCCGGAATGGTCCGTTCGCCACGCTCCCAGAATTGCCACGAGCGAGGCGAAACACCGCCGATCATCGCAGCGGCCTCCTCGACAGTGAAGAAGAGCAGGCGCCGCAGCGCCTGCAGGGTGGCAGGGGTCATGTGAAGTCGGTCAGATCGCAATTGAGCGCGTAGCGTACATCACCGAAGTCGATCACCGAGAGCTGGCGGCGCTGATCGCCCTTGCGCGGCTGAACTTGACTGAAGGCCACGAATTTGAAGCCGGCGATCTCGCCGAACTTCTCGCGGGTGCACTCGTTGTAGCCGTTTGAAGATTGCACGAACTGGTCGATCGTCTCGTGCGTTTCGACCGCTTCGATCATCCACTCGCCGCCGTTGTAGTCGACATCGAACAGCTCGTTGTTGGTGGCGACTGCGAAGGCTTGAAGTTGTGTGTTCATGGTGTTCTCCTGGAGTAGGAACCGCCGGTTGCGATTCACTATGATTAGATCATAGTTCGCGTTTGCGAACAAGTCAAGTCCTTTCGAGAATTTTTTTGCAGCATCAAACCCCACCCACCGTCCCTGATCGCTCATCCCCCGGCTGGCCAGCTCCTCGCGGGCGATTTGGTTGAGGTCGATCTCGCCGCGCGCAACGGCGGCCAGGACCTCGACGTCGGCGATCTGGATGAATCCGATCTGGTCCACCGTGAATTCCCCGCTGGTGTATTGGCTCATGACCGACTCCCGGCAGCCGCCTGCTGGCCAGCCTGGTAGGCCGCTTCCAGGGCCGCCTTGAGGCGCCAGACGGCCACGTCGTGGAAGTCCAGACGGTCAGAGCGCTGCGTCTCCAGGGTATCGATATCGAGGGCGGTTTTGGCGATCTGCTGCAGGGTCTGGTCCATGGTGGGCTCCGGGCGCGTTGGCGACGTCGGCAGTAACGCTCTGGTGCCGGCACAAGTCAAGCGGTTCCAGTCAAAATAATTGCCCCAGGTCCGAGATCTCCCAGTTGGTGATCACCAGCTCGCGGCTGGCGCGGTGCGAGTCGGCGGTACCGACCGAGTAGGTGATCTCCAGATCGTGCATCACAAGGCCCTCGAAGGCCTCGCGGATCTGCGGGTGGTCGTTGATGCTGACCATCATGCGGCCCTTGATGGTGCGCATGGCGCTGGCCAGCGCCTGGTATTCGCTGAAGGGAAACGGCACGCCATAGCCCTCGGTCTGCCAGTAGGGCGGGTCGGCGTAGAAGAAGGTGTGCGCGCGATCGTAGCGTGTCAGGCAATCCAGCCAGGGCAGGTTCTCGACGGTGGTGCCGTTGGCCAGGCGCAGGTGTGCGGCCGAGAGGCTCTCCTCGATACGCAGCAGGTTGATCGCTGGCACCGTGGTGGAGGTGCCGAAGGACTGGCTTTCGACGCGACCACCGAAGGCGTGGTGCTGCAGGTAGTAGAAGCGCGCGGCGCGCTGGATGTCGGTGAGCGTCTCGGGCTTGGTGTCCTGCAGCCACTTGAACACCTGGCGACTGGTCAGCGCCCACTTGAACTGGCGGACGAACTCTTCGAGGTGGTGCTGCACCACGCGATAGAGGTTGATCAGCTCGCCGTTGACGTCGTTGAGGATCTCGACCGATGCCGGCACCGGGCGCAGGAAATAGAGCGCGGCGCCGCCGCAGAACAACTCGACGTAGCACTCATGGGGCGGGAAGAGTGGAATGAGGCGATCGGCCAGGCGGCGCTTGCCGCCGAGCCAGGGAATGATGGGTGCAGACATGGTGAGCCCTCGAATCTGGTAGGCTTCGGCCCGCCACGCGCGTGGTGGGTAGGCCTTGGCCAAGGCTCACAGGTGCATGCCTGTGGGTTGCGGCGGCCGGCGGGGTGGTGACACACCCTGCCGGTCGCCTACTCTTTTATCGACGCCGCCGTCGAAGCGCTGCCGATCGGCAGCGCAATATTCCGGATCTCATTTCACACAACCCTCCAGCGCCGTGCGTATCTCCAACTCGTAAGCCTGCCGCGCCTTGCGGTCGGCCCACAGCGTTTTGCCCAAGGTGAAGATGTCCTCGTCGCCCGTAAGCGTGTCGGCCGGGAATACCGGCTTGGCGGGCACCGGTGCATCGCACGCGGTGGCCACGGCGACCTTGACCGTACCAGGCGCGGTAGCTGTGCCAGCGCATCCGGCCAGCGCGATCGCGGACAGCGCCGCCAGACACATTGATTTATGTGCGCGCATCACCTTCCCCTTTCCTTGCGTATTTCGCCGCGCAGGTAGAGTTCGATGCTCTTGCACAAGTCGGCGGGATCGGTCGGCTTGGCGTTGAGCGCGCCGATCGCAGCGCCCTTCAGCGCCGACACTTCGCCCGATTGCGCGGCGAGCTTGGCCACCAGGTCGGCATGGCGGCGCTTGCCGGCGGTTTCGAGATCGGTCACGCCGGCCGTGCAGGCCTCCGCGGCGGCCTGAGTATCCTTGGCCAATTGCTCGGTCTTGGCGCTGACGGCGATCTGCTTGTCGCGGTCGTGAAACAGCCAGGCGTTACCGGCGACGGAGATAGCGAGCAGGATCGCGAGCAGGATGGTCGGATTCATATCACGCCTCGCTCGCACTGGTTTCCGCCGTGCCGATTTGCAGCACATGCGACAGAATCGGCACATCCACCGGCCAACGGTAGCCGGTCACGCGATCCTGCGGAAACGCCTTCACGCTCACGCTGTCGCCCTGGTTGCCGCCCAGCACCAGCAGTTTGCCCGCCGCGTCCATGCCGACCACGAACCCGACATGGCCGCCGCCCTCGCGGCTGAACACTACGATGCAGCCATGCTGCGGCCCGTCGAGCCGCACGCCCCAAGTGAGATAGCTCGCCGCCGACTCGAAGCGGCTGCTGCGGATGCCGGCGCGTTCCAGACAGGCACCGACGAACGCCGCGCACCACGGCACCTCGTCCGACTGGATGCCGCTGCGCTTGATCGCGCGCCACATGTCGAGGATCTCCGGCGCGTGGTCCGGGCCGTGTATTTCATGCAGCCCGACCAACGGGCGGGCGATGGCGAGCCATTGCGGATCGATCATCATGGTTTCTCCTTTCGATTGTCGCGGTCATGTCGGTGCCCGCAAAACATCGCCCAGCCACCGACGGCGATCAGCACAACGGGAAGAATCAGCGCGAGGATGACGACGGTATTCATCGCTCAGCCCCCCGCCCGGCCGATGCCGAGTGCGCGCTGGATGACGCGCTCCAGGCCCGAGGTTCCCAGGCTGGCGAGAGCGGCCGCCACGCCGATCTGCGCGATCGGCGGCACGCCAGGGAAAGCCAGCAGTACCACGCCCGCCGCCATGGCGATGCCTGCTGTGGAGAGGCAGCGGCCGATCACAATGCGCCGCGTCAGGATTTCCTTGCTGGCCAGAAGCTGGCCAAGGCCAGTCAGCGTGCCGATCAGGCCGAACAGAAGCGCCTGTGCGATGGCCTCGCGCCATTCGGTGGCGGCTTGGACGATTTTTTCAGGCACCATTCTGTCCTTTCAAGTGGGTATTCAAAACCAGCTCTCGTTGCCCTTCGTCATCCTCGATGCACTGCTGGCAGTGATCCATCTTCCAGCCCTGCCAGATGAACAGCAGGTTGATGACCACCGCCAGCGGGTACGCCAAGATGCTGATGAGCACTCCATGATCCCCGCGCAGGCACTTCCCCACCCGCGATGAAAATGTCTCGTCGGGATCACCGCCGATGATCGTGTTGCACAGTTGATCCACGGCGAGGAACAGGTTGTGGAAGTACTCGTACATCACACGTTGAGCGGCCACAGCGCGGCCTGCGCTTGTCCAGCAAGGATCAGCGCCTGAGTCAGCTCGGCTTCGGTCACCGGCGTCACGGTGTTGTCGGCCAGCGTCCAGACGATGGTCGGCACGCCGGCGGCGCGCAGGCCGAGGATGGCGCGGGCCATGCGGGTCTGGCTTTGCTCGTCGCCGTCGAACGTCTTGTCGCCCACCGTGACGGCGATCGCGGCGACGGCGGCGGCGCGGGCGACTTTGGCGGTGGCTCGGGTATGTAGTGCCGCTCTATTTTGATTGATCGTAATCACATAGCCTCCTGCGGGAATTCGTTGCTCTCTGCGCCAACGCCGTCGGTGAGGGTGGCGACATCAACTTCCCATGCCGCGCGGAAGGTGCGGTCGGTTGGAATGTCGGCGACATCGACGATCTTGTAAGGCTTGCCCGCCGGCACATCCTTCTGCGCGATGGCCTCGATCCCGTATTTATTGAGGGCTTCTGGTGACGGAATAATGATGACAACGCCGCCTGCGTTGTTTTGAAAAATAATGCGCGTATTCATCGGGGGTCTCCTTGCGGTAGTAGTTAGCGGAAGAAGGCAATATCAACGTAGGACCAATCAGTTACCGATCCGCCGGAGTTGATGGTCCGCACCCTGGCGGCAGACGCCGTCCGAGCGTCGGTGCCGTTGTAGGAGTTGAAGACCGACTGCGTGCTGCCGACAATGGCGTAATTCGCATCAGGCAGTGCCGCCGTGAAATTCACGGTGTAATCGCCGGTCCCGTGGTCAGTAATGCTCGACACGTTGCCGCTACCATAAATCGAAACAGTTCCGGTGCCGTTGAAAAACACCCATGCACAGCATTCAAACATTGGAGCAGACTCGCCGGTGTTCAGTGCGCCGGTGATGCTGATCGCCGTCATGGTGTGCACGCCGGACTGTGAGCCGGTGGTGTTGATCGCGGCACCGCTCTGCGTCGCGGCGAGCTGGAAGCTGTTGGCGTCTACCGGAATTACAAAGTAAGTCGTGGCTGCCGCAAGGCCCGTGGGCAGCGCTCCGGTGGTGGAGAGCTGTACCTGCTGCCCCGCCATCAAGCCGTGGGCATTCCAGGTCACCACGCCCGGTGTGGCGATGGTGATGGTGACGGTCGCTTGCGCATACACATCGACCGAGTAGGCCAGCTTGTCCTTGGCGCGCGCTGTGGTCGTGAGCGTCGGCGCCGTACCCCCGGCGAACTGCCAGCCCCACTGGTAAGCCAGCGTGCGGCTGCCGGTGCTGTCCTGGTAGATGTCGATCGCGCCGGATTGGCCGGCGACCAGGTTGCTCGGATTCGCCAGGGTGCGGTTGCCGCCGAGCTGCACCCGGTACTGGTTGGCCAGTGCGAAGTCCGGCGTGATCGTCGCGCCATCGGTGAGTACGACGTAGGCGCCGCGCTGGGCGGCGCCGAAGGTGTTGGCGACGTTCTTCTTCACCGTGTTGGCGTCATACGCCTGCACGTCGGTGCCGATGACCAGGCCGGTGGCCAGGCTCATGACATCGATCCATCCACTGTTGGCGGTATTTCGGCGCTTGAGAATGCCAGCGGTAGTATCGGCCCACCATTGGTGGGCGTAAGCGGTAGCCGGCGCCGTGGCGCCGCTGCTGTTGGCTACCAGCGCCGCGAGGGCGTCGTTGACGTCGGCTCGAAGGGTGGGGAAGTTCGCGTTTGCGATGATCATGTCATGTTGCGGCATGGCGGGGTCCTTTAGGCAATTTGCTCAGCCGCGACGCGCAACTGAGTGATCTTGATGGTGTAGTTCAGGTCGCCGCTGGTCAGGCGGGCGCGGAAATCAAAGCCGCGGGCGACGAATTCGGCGGCGTCGAGCCGCTTCCAGGCAGACCACGTCGGGGTGCCGGCGGGGTCGTCGTCGGTCTCGCGCGCTTCGACCCAGGCGTCGACCGGCGCGCCTTCGGTGCCGTCGAACAGCCCGGCGGCATCGTCGAACAGCCCGGCCGTTTCGTCGAAACTGGTCGATACGTTGACCGCCGAGGCGGCGATCAACGAGGTCAGGCGAACGCGCGACACGACGCCCAGGTCCATGCCGGCCGCGAAGTCATAAGTGCCAGCTGCTGCCACGCCACCGAAGTAGTCGAAGAGGCCGGCGGCATCGTCGAAATTGCCCGTCGCGGCATCGAACAGCGTGTCGCTGCCCAGTTGCAGATCGACGCCGTCGACGTAGGTGCTGGAATGCGTGCCAAGGAAGTCGTCGTCCTCCTGCACCGATGACAGCGTGCTCCACGCCAGCGCGGTGGCTTGTTTGGTGCTGATGCTGGCGGCGGTGACGGAGGGCCGGCCGCCGCTGTCTTCAGCCTTGAGCAGGTAGGTGCCGGCCTTGAGCGGCAGCACCAGCACGGTGGCCGTGCCGGCGCCGGCTTCGCCGATGCCGGTGCTGGTTTCCCATGTCGCGCCGGAAAGGCTGGGCGAGTGCCGCGCACGAATCGCGCCGCCCTGGCGCACATCGAGATCCGGATGCAGCGCGAAGGTGAGGATGGCCAAGCCGCCGGCGGCCTGGATACCCAGCCCCGTAATGTCCGCTGGCGGCGCTGTGAGGCCGAGGATTTCTTTGGCGCGGGTGGCGGAATACGCAGACGAAACACCCATCGAATTGCGGGCGCGGACGCGGAATTCATACTGCCCCGGCGCGATGTCGTTGATGTCGATCGCCAGCGCGGCGGAGGCCGGCAGCACTACCCACGCGCCCCCGGCGACGCGGTACTCGGGCAGGTAATCGCGCACGAAGGCATCGGTGACCGCCGCCCACGACATCGTGGCGCGGGCCTTGACGCCCGCCGATCCAGTGGTCTCGAACAGGGCTTCGGCGACGTCGGGCGTGCCGGGGGCGGCGACGGTGTAGGGGTCGGGCAGGTTGGTGTCCGGCGCGGGGTCGACAATGGTTTCTTCGCCGGAATTCCAGTCGAAGACGCTCGACGCCGTTTCGCGCAGCACCATGTCGCAGCCGATGCGAATGCCGTCGTCTTCTTCGAACACCAGCCCGGCCTGCTCGACTTCGAAGACCTTTTCGGACCAGCCCAGCAGGGTGAAATCCAGCTTGACGGTATCGCCAGGCTGCAGGCGGTAGCAGGTGAATTTCCCCGGCCAATCGACACCGATCTGCTGGCGCACCTGCTCCAGCTCGATCTTGGCGATGCGCTGCGCGGTGGCGGCGCTCTTGGTGAAGGGCAGGTCCAGCTCGCGCCAGGAGCGCTCGCCTTCGTCTTCAGCGAGGTAGGTGGCGTTGGTGATCGGCGGGAAGTCGGTCGACTGCCAGTAGTTGTCTTCCGAGACGTACAAGCCCTTGACGCCGTTGGCCAGATCGGCACCAGACAGCCGCGGGGTGATGTGCGGCACGGCGCGGACGTCGCCTTCATTCAGCGTGATGGTCGGCGTGGCGTAGGCCGCCGGATGCAGGCGCCAGACGCCGCCGATGTAGCGCGCCTTGCCGGCGTTCGCCGTCAGCATCCGCCCCAGCGGGGTGCGCGGTTCGGCATTGACGAAAAAGCTGCCGTTGAGCGTGTAGCGTTTTTCGGTGCCGCCGGCGGCGAGGTTGACCGGCTCGTCGTCGATGTTTGCCGCCGCGATCAGCTGCGGCTCGTCGATCTCGACGGCATAGACGGAGCCGAGCCCGGCGGGGGCGTCGCAGAGGAAGTCGGCCTGGCACAGGCTGGCGTTGTCGCTCCACACCTCGGTCGCGGTGCGCGGGTCATAGACCTTCTTGCCCTTGATGATGGCGGTGATGTTCGGCAGGCCGGTGGGGAAGATGTCAGGGCTGAAGGTGAGACGCACGTAAATCTTGGTGCGGCCGCTCTGGCGCCAGGTGTCGGTCCACTTGCCTTCGGATTCGGCCACCAAGTCGGGGAAGGGCTGGCCGGCTTCGGCACCGAGCGACTTCTTGATGCGCACGTAGCCGGCGTAGCGGCCGGTGGCGTTGCCGTCGACATCGAGCGGCACCACCTCGTCGTTGAACTGGATGGCCTCGATCTCTTCGCAGACATGTCCGGCGAAGGTGATCACGATGTGGAGCTTGTCGTCCGCGCTCTCATGCATGAAGGTCAGCGCGCCGGGCACGCGGTCGCGGCCGTAGATGTACCGCCAGTGCGAGATCGGCTGGCGCACGGTGACCAGGTTGTCGCGCAGTTCCTGGACGAATTGCTGCTGGCCCTGGCTGGTGTCGGAGGAATCGGAGAAGGCGGCGTTGACCGCCATGGATGTCAGGCCGCCGGCCACTGCGCCGAGGATTTGATTCGCCAGCACAGTTTCAAATATGGCGGCGCCGACCACATACTCGGAGACAGCTGAAGCGGCCACCGCGGCAACAACAGAGGTAGGCATCAGCCGATCCTCCACGAACACAGCAGGCCGGCATGCTCGATGCCGACGGTGAGCGGTCCTTCAGCGGCCATCAGCACTACGTCGCGGCCGACGCAGACGCCCAGATGGTCTTCGCCCTGCTCGTCGCGGTACAGCAGCAGGTCGCCGCGCAGGGCCGAGAAAGTCGGCGCTGGCGACACGGCGAGCGTGGCCGTCACTGCTTCACCCAGTGAGGGCGCGATCTTGGCGATGGTCACCAGCGCCTGCCGCTTGGTTTTGTAGCCGCGTTTTCCACTAAAGCGCGGCCAGAAGTCGACGCCGGTCAGCGCCTCGACGGCGGCGCAAGCCAGGCGCAGGCAATCGTTCTCGCCCAGCACGTAGGGCCGCCCGGCGGCGGCTTCGATCACGGCGGCGAGCCGTGATTCCCATCCGTCGCGCCTCATCGCCGCCCCCAGGTGAATTGTGTGTCCTGCAGGCTGGGCACTTGATCGAAGCCCTTGTCGCCCGGGAAATCGATTTGCTGGTCTTCCGAGGTGTAGCGCCGCTCGCGCCGGCGCGAGGCGTCGATCAGGCGCGATTCGTAGGCGACGGAAATCACGGTGTGCGACGGGTCGGGCACGATGTCCGGTTTGTCGGCGCGGCCCTTGAAGCACAAGAAAGGATCGGCGATCAGCGCGTTGTTGCTGTCGAGCAGGCCAAGCCAGACGCTGCCGGATTTGCCGCGGCGCACCTGGGCCAGCGCCACCTGGATGAGCGCCGGCAGCTCGCCGTTGAGCGAGATGGTGAAGTTGATTGCCTGCAGGGCCGAGACTTCCTGGATGGCGGATATCCGCAGCATCTGGCCGCTGCCGGTGAAGGTGTTGCCGTTCCAGACCAGCGAGCCGTGGCCGGAGAACAGGCGCACGGTGCCGCCAGCGAACTCGCCCTCGTAGAGGATCAGCGGTCGCAGATTGCCGGTGGCCATGGCGGCGAGCATGCCGGCGGTAAGTGCGCGCGCCATGATTACAAGGCCTCCACGCAGTTGAAGCCGAGGCCGATGGTCATGGCGGCGCCGATGTCGTAGCTGCGCGAATTGCCGGCCAGCCGCCACAGGCCCTTGGCATTGCTGACCACGATGGCCTCGTTGTCGGCCGGCGCGATGCGCGGGCCGGGCCACAGCTCCAGCGTGGCGTTGCCGCTGCCGTCGCTGTTGGCATCCTGCAGCAGTTTGTGCAGCCGCGACGACGTGCTGGTGCCGAGCTGTATCCAGTCGCCGGTTTTGAGGATGCCGGTGGTGCTGATGGTCCAGCCGTCGGTCAGCAGGGTGCCGCCGGTCTGGGCGGCACCCTTCACCAGCGGCGTGCCGGTGGCGACGCCGCGCGGCGTGGCGCCGATGGGGTCGCCCATCAGGAAGGTGCCGCGCCGCCCGCGCAGGGTGGCGAGGAAGGCCACCCACTGCTCGGCATCGGCGCGGGCCATGCGCCCGACCTGCACCGCGGCCTCGAAGCGCTTGCCGGCGTGCTCGAAGGTCTCCTGCGAGAGGGTGAAGGGCGATTCGCCGACGCCGACCACGTCGACCATGGTGATGGTGACGCCGGAGATGCCGCCGACCGAGGGCAGCGAGAGGGGGAAGGTGATCGCCATTACCCGCCCCGCACGCGGGCCTGGCCCATCACGTTCAGGGCGCGCCGCTCGATGGAGCCGTTGACCGACATCACCAGTTGTTCGAGGCGCGCGACGGCTTCGACGGAGGCGCCGCGCATGTCGACGGTGAAGTGGTTGCTGGTGCCGCCGCCGATCAGCTTATTGTTTGGCGTGATATTGCCGGAGGCCCCCGGCGTGAAAAGCTCCGGTCCGCGCTCGCCGACAATATAGGACTGCCCGCCGGAGACCGGGCCGCCTTCGGCCTTGAACAGATTGCCGAAGTCGATTTTCCCCAGGGCACCACTGAGGGCGTTGCCAAAGGGTTCGGTGATGCTCTTGCGCATGATGATGCGGCTGATGTCCTGCCCCAGCGAGCGGATCACGTCGATGGCTTCCTTGCCGCCGACCACGGCGTCTTCGAAGGCGCTGGTAAACGACAGCCCCATGTCGCGGGCGAAGTTGCCGTTCTCTTTCATCGCTTCGCCCAGACCGTTCATCTTGTCGATGGCCTTGTCCATGGCCTCGTTCACCGCCCACTCGGCTTCGAGGGCCTGGTCGGTGCTCAGCAGGCCGTTGGCGCGCAGATTGTTGATTTCGTCGAGCTGCACCCGGTACTGCTGCAGGGGGTCGGCCATGCCGATGTATTTTTCGCGCAGCTTGTCGAGCGCGGCGGCCTCGGCTTCGGCGGCCTTGTCGCGCTCGTCGAAACCGGCGCGCTTGGCCTTTTCGTTCATGACAGCGAACTTGAGGTCGAAGTCGCCTTCCGGGTCGAAATGATCCTTTTTTTTCTTCTTGTCCTTGTCGTTTTTGGATTCGTAACCGGCCAGGCTCTCTTTTTGCCGCGCCCGCAGATCGCGGGCGTCCAGATGACTGGTGCCGGACCACTGATCCTCGGCGGCCTGTCGCTGAATGGTTTTGTAGTACTTCAGACGCTGCTGCGCGGTGTCGATGCCGACCTGCACACTGGTGGCGCTGGCGCCCGCACCGAACTTCAACTGGCGATCACGATCCGCTTCAAGGCTAGCGATTTCCTCCTTCAATTCCTTGATGCGCTGCCCGGCATTGGCCTTGGCATCGCCGATGCCCTCGCCCAGCCCGCGCACGCCGATGCCGGTCAAGGACTGAAAGAATCCATAACCGGCATCGCGCGCGGCGTTGAAGTTCTTGATGACCTCATTCAGTGCGCCGACCAGCGGAACGGCCAGGCTGCGCGTCAGATCGTCGGCAGCCACTTTTACCGCGCCGAGATTCTTTTCAAACTTCTCGGCGGCGGCAGATTGTTCGGTGGTGACTTTGGCCACCAACTCGCCTTTTTCAGCGAGGTCTTCGAGGTAGGGAATGGCCGCAGCGCCGCTCTTGCCCAGCAGGTCGAGCATGAGCGCAGTCTTGGCGCCGCTGTTTTCGTACTTGTTCAGCGCCATCGCCACCTTCAGCATGGCGTCGGCGGTGTCCATCTTGCGCAACTCTTCTGCCTTGAGCCCGAGCGCGGCCAGCGCATGCCCCGCACCCTTGGCTTCCTCATCGCCACCCGCCAGCGCTTTGGTCAAACGCACCATGGCGCCTTCGACCAGCCCGATGTCGTGCCCGCCGATCTTGGCAACATCTGCCAGGGCGGAAAACTTTTCGACGGTGGTGCCGGCCTTGGCGGCCATGTCGTCCAGTGCGGCCATGGCGCCGACGGCGTGCTTGACGATGCCGATCATTCCCGCGACTGACACGCCGACGCCGATCAACCCAAGCGCCGTCACTGCGCGGCTGGCTGCCGTCTGGACATTCTTCATGGCACCATCGACGGTGCCTTGAACTTTGGCCATGTCCTGCGACAGACGTGCCACATCCGCCCGCATGTCGATCAGCAGGCTGCCGATTTCCGTTGCCATGTCAGTCCTTGTCGAGGATCGCGCGGACGGCGCGATCGGTGCGGATCAGTGTTTCTGCTTCCCAGCCGGTGAGCGGCTGGCCGGTGATGCGTTGCCAGGCGGCGATGTCCTGCCAGCCGATGACGGCGGCGCCGAAGCCGGTACCGCCGCGCCCGGCATCGAGCTGCAGGTAGATCTGCCACAGCGGTTGCAGCGACACCGGCAGGGCCGGTACATCCAGTTCTTTCGGCCGTTGCCGCGTGGCGCGGGCGACGGCCTTGAGGTGATCGCGCAGCGGCTTGCCGTCGCCTTGCGGCTTGGCCAGCCGTGCTTCACCCTCCGCGTGTGCGATCAGGCGGGTGCGGAGGTCTCGATAAAATTTTCGGCGCGCGCCGCTTCGTTGAGCAGCTGATTCACCAGCCAGCGCATCGGCTCGGGGCGCAGCAGCTCGCGCACGGCGGCAGCGGAATACACCAGCGGCGCGCCATCGACCTTGATGCCTTCCCATCCGAAGACGATACGGGCGAGGAATTCGATGGCGGCTTCGTCGACCAGCTCCAGCGCGGTGTCGCCATCGAGATCGTCACGGCCGCGATCGGCGCGGGCAATGTCGAGCCGCGCCTGGCGCCGCGCCGGGTGGTCCGGGCTGGCGAGCGTGACGCGGGCGCCGAGCAAGTCGCCGGTGACCGGGTGGCGCAGATCCACCGTGGCCTGCAGCCGGCTGCGGATGGTGGCGAGGTCGACCACGTCCGCGCCGGAGAAAGTCGGCGCTGGCGATACGGCGCACGCGTCGACAACGTACTGCCGCGCGAAGACGCGGCGCCACAGACGATGCAGAAGGTTCATGCCGTGCTGTCCTGCACTACCAGCGTGGTCTGCTCGCTGCTGATGCCGGAGCCGCCTGCGCTGTTGTAGAGCGCGGTGAAGGGGAAGGTGGCGACCAGGCCCTTTTCGCCGTCGTCCTTGCCAGCGCCGCCGACCTTGATGCGCGGCAGCACCAGCGTCAGGAAATCGGCGGCGGCGGCGTTGCTGGTGGTGAGGGCGACGACCAGGGTGATCTCGTCTTCGTCGATAAAGTTGTCGCGCAGGGTACCGTCGGTGAAGTAGGCAGTGAATTGCCCGCCTACGACAACACGGCCCGGCAGCAGCGCCGGGATGGTGTTGGCGCCGACGACCGGGTCGCCGCTGTAGCCGCCGGCGATGTTGAGCGAGAGGCCGGTGCAGATGGCAATCTGCGTGCCCCCGACCAGCAGCGCGCCATTGACGGCGGCGACGATGCCGGTGGCGGTGGCGGCCGTCGGGCTGGTGTAGTAGACGCTGCTGTCGGTGGTGATGTCCTGGCCGATGAAGCCGAGATCGATCTCGGCCATGCCGGTAGGCGGCAGGTTGATGCCGACGGTATTGACCTTGCAGCCGCGGAACAGCTCCGACTGGCTGATGTCGGAATACCAGTGCTCGATGCTGTAGCTCAGGTCCGTGTGGCTACTCGTGGGCACCCAGGTTTTTTTACCGACAACGGTCAGCGTGGCGCTGGCGATCGGACCTTCGGCCGTCAGGGCGCTGGCGTTGAGCACGATGCCGGTGATGACGGTATCGGTAACGCCCGTCACCAGGATATTCTTGTTGAGGTTGCCAGCAACAAAGCTGCCGGCGGTGAGCCGCACTACGTCGCCGATCTTGATGCCGCCTGCGAGGAAATCGCCGGCGGCACGGGTAATGGTGTAGGGCCCGCTGCCGGCGACGGTGATCGACATGCCGGTGATGGCCGTGGTGGCGGCCCAGGCTTTGCGCAGGGCAGCGGCAATGAAGTCCTTATACGTGCCTGGCGACAGCTCGCCCTTGATGTTGCCGCCAACGCGACGCACGCCGTGACGCATGTCGGCGATCTGCATGTCGGCGCGGATCTCGCCGGACTGGTAGGTGTCCTTCGACAGATCGAGGGTGGAGGACACCCGGCGCAGAACCTGGGCGCCGGTGGCACCGGGCGCGGTGCCGAAGGCGGATTCGACTTTGTAACGCAGTTGCTTGGCAACGCCGGCGGCGATGGTCATGATGATCTCCAAAAAACAAAACCCGCCGAAGCGGGTCATGGGTGGTGAAGCGGGCGGTGAAAACGTCAGCGCAGGTACTGCACGATGAAATCGACGGGCTGCTGGAAGGTATCCACCAGCGCGTCGTAACTGCGCGGCCCTGCGCTGTCTTGCAGAACCGATTGCACGGTGATGCCGCCGATCACGCCGCTCTGCTTGTGGCAGGCGGCAATGACGGCGTCCTTGATGGCCTTGACCCCGGCCGAGGTGGTGGCCAGGCAATTGACCTGGATGCGACCGCTCATCGGCTCGGTGCCGGTGGTGATGTCGATCGGCGGGCGCGGCAGGTCGGACACTTCGACCCAAACCACGGCGGGCAGCGGATCGCCTTCGGGACGCGCGCCGGAGTACAGCCGCGTGGACACCAGCGCGGCGAGGCCGCTGCTGGCATCGAGCAGGGTTTTGATGACGAGTTCGGCGCTCATTTGCCGGCTTTCTTGAATTCTTTCGGCAGCCGGGTGCGGATGTAGTCCGCCATGGCGTCGATGGCCTGCCGCCACTTGCCGTCGAAGGCGGGCCGCATGAAAGGCTTGGCGCGTGCGCCGGGGTGATCGACGATTTCCTTCATCAACCCGGCAATAAACAGGCTCTTGCGATTCTTCGGCTTGATCCAGTGGCGGGCGGTACCGAACTCGACCAGGTGGGCGTACCAGGCTTTCTTGTCGCCCGCCTTCACTTGGGCGCGCACGGTGCCGGTTTTCGACGAGACCCGCATCGATACCCGGATCGATTGACGAAGATCGCCGTGCTTGACTGGCACCTGTGCCTTTGCTGCGACTTCCATCACCTTGGCCCCGGCACGCAGGCCGCCACGCAGGACGTTGCGCTCGATCTTGGCGGGCAGATCCTGCAGCGTCTTGTGCAGCTCGGCGAGGCCTTTGATTTCGACGCTGCTAGCCATCAACATCTTCCACGAGCAATACGGCCTTGCCCTCGCGCGGGTATTCCTCAACCCATGCCACGCGCGCCGTTGTGGTGTCATTGAACCTGACGCGCTGCCCCGCGGAAAGGCCGGCTCGCCAGCGCAAATGCACCGCGCGCCGCGCAATGACCTGCGATTGCGCGGCGAGGGTGGCCTGGCGCGCCGAGACCGGGCGTACCTCGGCCCACAGCGTGGCCGTGTCCACCCATGTTTCGACCGGGCCACCCACACTGTCGCGCGTGAGGGTAGCGGTCTGCAGGACGATGCGCTGATCGAGGCGGGCGAGAGCCATGTCAGTCAGGCTCCCAGTTGAAGCTTGGCACCGCGTAGTCATCAAGCAAGCCATCGATGAATGAGCGCGGGAATTCGGCAACACTACTACCGACGTTGACTGGAGCGCGGAAATCCACGTGATGCGAAATCCGCAACTTCATCCACTGCTTGATGCCATCCGGCACGGCCGCGGCGGCACCGTAGCCGGCGACGAAGCGCACCTTGATGGCGTTGGCCTGGCGGCGGGCGACTGGCCAGGTCAGGCCATAGGCCGGCAGGATGCGGCCGGGCTCGGCCTTGGCATCGACCAGGTATTGATCGGCGGCCAGCGTCTGCTCGACGCCGTCGTTGTCGAGGTAGGTGATGGCGGAGACGGACTGCAGCGTCGGCTTCGGGATGTGGATCGCGCCGCAGGGGAATTGATCGAGGTACAGATCCCATGTCTGGGTGATCAGGGCGCGGCGCGTGAGGGTCTCGGCGGACACGCGGGCGGCCTTGATCAGCCCGGACAGCAGCGGGTCGCTGGTGCTGTTGGTGCTGGGCGCGCCGGCGCCCAGCGCGGCGTCGGCGATGTTGTCGGTGTAGGTGGTGGCGGTGTTGTCGGCGAGGGTGGCCAGCAGGTAATAAATATCGCCGCCAGCTTTCGTGCGCCACAGCTTGCGCGCGGTGACCAGCGCGCCGCCCAGCGGGATGTCCGACAGCGCTACCTTGCCATTCACCGCGGCATCGGCCACCGTGACGGCACTGGAAATGGCGCCCGCTTCCGTCTCACCGTCGGCGGTGCCGAAGGTGACGCGGTAGCGATGCGCACCGGCCGTGACGCTGCCGGCCACCGCGGGCGAGGCCAGTGCGCAGGTGAGCGCGCCGGGCGCGGGCTCCTGGTTGCTGGCGTCAAGCCGGCAATGGGCCATCACTTCGGCGATCGAAAGCGGCTCGACCGCCGGCGCGGCGAATTGGACCAGTGCGGTCATGCGGTGTTACTCGCCCGACCCCACGCCGCCGATGATGCCGGGCGGCGAGACGTCTGCACTCCCGCCCGCAGAAGTCGGCGCTGGCGGGACGGCGGGCGGAGTGGTCCGCTTGCCCTTGCCGCCGCCCTTGCCGCCGCCCTTGCCGCCGCCCTTGCCTGCCGCTGCAATCGCCTTCAGATGCTTGGCCGCTTCCTGCTCGGCGGCAGTGGTGGTTTCGCCGGGGCGGGCGGTGGCGGTTTCGGGGGCGCGCCGCTTGAGCTCGACGGCGTAGCCGCCGGTGACCAGGTCGCGGCCTTCGGCGTCGTCGATCTCCCGTTCGTGGCCAATCGGAAAGTTGCCGGCGGGGCCGGACATCAGGGTGGTGTGCTTGATGTGCATGGCTTACTCCATAACGATGTGGAAGGCGCCGCTCTTGGCGTTGCCGCCGTTGGCGATGACGATCTTGAGGCGGTCGACGGCCAGGGCGATCTTGTCGTTGACGGCCGCGCCGCCGCCGGCATACAGCGCGGCAGCGCCAGCGGTCGAGTGCGTGGCCTGACGCGGGGCGCGCGTCGCGCTGGCGTTGACGCCGGTCTCGGTCCAGATCGACTCGCCGGTGGCTTCGCTGGTGACGGTGATGGTGGCGCCGTCGGCAAAATCGGTCTTGACGTAGCGGATGGTCGACACCTTGCCGGTGCAGACCTCAGAATAGGCCGTGGCCGATCCGTCGGCCGCCGTGGTCACCGCCACGGCGGCCAGGCGCTTGATGTAGCTCATCACGCAATCCGATACGTAACGAAGGTGTTGGCAGCGGTCTTGCGGGTCCGCCACATCGACGAATAACCCATGATGCCGCCCGTGCTGGAGTGCAGGGACTGCACGATCGGATTGCCGACGATGGTATGGCCGGTATCTGCGGTAACGGTGATGGTGTCGGCGGCGGCCAGCGCGTTGTTGATCAGGCACCAGTCGAAGCTGTCATCGACTGCCATGGTCACGCCGGCATCGATCAACGCACCAGTGGGCAGCGTGTAGGCCGCGGTGGCGCCCGTTGCCGTGGGCGTGGCGTTGATGATCTTGGTCAGCAGCTCGGCGATGGTCAGGGTGTTGGCGACCGTCTTGGCGGTAGGGGCGCCCTGCGCTTCGAACTTGGTGCCCCGCACGTTGAGCTGCGAGCCGGCCGCCAGCGTTTGCGTGCCGCCGGATTCGAATGTTTGCACGCCGCCGCTGGCGATGACTTGCTCATCGCCGCCCTGCTTGCGGTAGACCTTGGGTTGGTAGCTTTTATCCATGGTAAATCTCCACTGGTTGCCCCGGCGATCGCCGAGTAGTCCAAAGACGCGGGAAAGCAGGCCGGCGATGCCGGCCTGCAGGGTGTTACGGGTGGATCAGGTGAATCAGGAAGCCAGGCCGACGCCGAAGGCGCTGGCGATGACGGTGGCGTCCTGCGTGGTGGGCTTGGCTTTGGCGCCGTACTGGATGGCGATGACGCCGCCGATGACGGCGTTCTGATCGGCACGGGTCAGGCTGGCGAACACGTAGCGCAGAGTCGGCTTATAGACGTCGACCATCAGCACCTTGCTGTCGGAATCCGTGGCGCCGGCGGTCACCGCTGCGGTGGCCTTCTGCGTGACGGGCGTCGGCGAGCTGACGCTGTTAGCGCTGTTGGCTTTGACGGTGAGAGTCAAAACGCTGGCGGCGGTCACATCGCCCGTGAGGGCGATGAACATCACACCGTCGAAACCGGACATATCCAGTACGTCGGAGACGAGTTCGGATGTGGCGGCAGTGGCAGCGGCTTCCACCACCGTGACCTTGATGTCTTTGCTGAGATTCATGATGCGTTTCCTTTATCTGGTTGCGGATGCGGCCCGCCTGCGCGGGCCGCTAGCGCGAAGGGGTGGGTCAGGAGGCGGCGAGCTTGACGCGGACGAAGGCTTCGGCCAGCACCGGCATGCCGTCAGACTCCAGGCGGCCGATGAAGCCCATCTGATTGGTCTCGGCGTACAACTCGGTAAGGCGCTGCACCTGCAGGTCGAGGGCGTCGGCGATCCAGTACTGGCTGTAGTCGCCCAGCGCGCCAACGTACTGGCTGGCGGTAAGGGTGCTCGGCGCGTATTCCGACATGTTCACCGCCAGGTTGAGCAGGCGATCCGGCTCGCCAGCTCGCACGCTTTCGCGCCAGATGTAGTCACCCTCGCCGTTCTTCAGCTTGGCGATGACGGCCAGCACGTCGCGATGGAAGATCCACTCCGCCTTGTTCCAGTAGTTGCCCTTGAGTGCAAACTTGGCGGCGATCAGGCCGTCGAAGGTCGGCGCGGTGGCGGCATTGCCGGTGGAGACGTCGCGCGAGGTGGGGATGCCGTCGTTGCTGGCGGTGAAGATGCCCAGCGGCTGCGCGGCGCCGGAGCCGGTCATGAAGCCCTTTTCCTGCGAGATACCGAACTTGTACGCCAGGCGATTGGCGACCAGGTTGCCCATGCCGGCATTCATGCGCATCAGCTTGTTGCTGACCTTGATGCGCTTGGCCAGCGGGTGCGGGGTGAGCGAGCGCTTGCCGAAGCTCATGGTGCTGTCTTCGGAGCCAGTGAGGATTTCGGCCGTCCAATTGGCGTCGTCCGGATCGGCGGCCAGGTAGGGTGCGCCCAGCGAGCCGGCCGATTCGACGCGGTACTTGGTGGCCTTGGCGCGGATGAAGACCATGTCGTCGACGCCCTTGATCAGGGTATCGACGAACTGCTCGGAGGCAACCATGAAGCCGCCGCCAGAATCGCTGTCCGCCTGCAGGGCGCGGATCTCGGATTCGGACAGGGCGGTGCGCCCGCTGGCGATGAAGCGGTCGAAGGCTGCGCGGTATTCGTCGCTGCCGCGCTTGCCGGCTGTGCGCTGACCTTCCGGATTTTCATTGCCGGGCTTGCCGCGCAGGGACTGCTCGGCGGCGGTGCGCTCGGCTTCGGCGAGCTGCTCTTCACGCTCGATGCGCGTGCGCAGTTCGTCGGCCTTGCCGAAGACTTCCTTGTAGGTCTTGTCCTCGGCTTCCGTCAGGGCGCGCTTTTCTTCATCGGCCTTGTCGAGGATGGCGCGAGCATCGTGGATCAGTTTGCCGCGCTGGTCGCGCAGCTCTTTCAGCTTGATGTTGCCGATGGCAAGGCCGGCATAACTGAGCCAGGTGGAGTCGGTTGACGCCAGGGCGTGCTGCAGCCCAAGCAGGAGATCCGGCGGTGATGCGATGGCCGCCAGGGCGAAGGGGGAAAGCGCCGCCAGGGTGACGGCAATCAATATCCCGAATACATGCTTCTTTTTCATTGTGGTTCCTTTCGAAGAGAGCCCTGGCGGAGAACACCGCGAGGCATCCGCTGCCAGGGCGTGAGCGGATTGCCGGAAACAAAAAGGCCGCCGTGGTTTCCCAGGGCGGCCGGTGACGGGGTAAGAACGGGTTACTGCGACAACTCCAGGCGGCGGCGCATCAGATCGGCGCGCCACAGTTCGGCGGGCGGCACGACGGAGGCTTGCGCGGCCTGCAGGCTGCGCACGGCGACGTCGGTGCTGGGGTAGGCGGGGTAAGTGACGGGCGAGACGTCAAGCAGATCGCACTCAAGCAGGGTGCGAATCCATTCGCCATCGACCTTTGCCCACTTGTCGTCGACAGTGTAGAAGCCGAAGCTGCACTGGTTGACGTCGCCGCGGGCGATGGGGGCCATGACCATGTCTCGCACCAGCTGGGTGTCGGGGGCATCAACTTCGAAGGCGAGGCCGGCGCTGTCTTCGGACAGGCGCAGGGTGCCGGCCTTGTTGCGGCCAAGCACAATGTTGGCGTCGTGGTTCCACAGGGCGCGGATGTCGCTGGACTGAATGGACTTGGCGAAGGCGCCGGGCGCGATGCGCTCGCGGAAGCCGCCGAGATCCTCGGAGAGGGAATCGAACTTGGCGGCATGGCCGGCGATCTTGGTCGGCGCGCCGTCGGCAGCGAGGACGCGCAGCTCGGCGACGGCGATGCGGGTTTCACGGGTTTTCATTGGGTGGCTCCTTGCTGGGTGTTGGCTTTGCCGAGGGATTCGAGGAACTGGATCAGGGCCATGTTCTGCTGCACGGTGTAGTCGTCCATCCCGGCAGCGGTGGACGGGTTCTTACCTTCACTGATGCGGACTTCGTTGCGGCTCAGCACGCCGTTTTGCAGCATGCTGTTGTTGTAGGTGGAGCGCGATGCGGAGTCGCCGCGCTGCAGACCGTCGAGGTCAAAGTAGATGCAGTGAGTGCGACTCGATGCGCCGGAGAGTAGATCGCGCTCCATCGCCTCTTCGCGGCGCACGGTGCCGGGCCGGATGGTGTGGGTGACGAATTCAATGCCCTGATGCTCGATGTTGTTGTTGGTGCTGCGATCGAGTTCAGAGAGCATGTGCAACGGCACGCCAAAAATGCGCGCAATTTCGGCGATCTGCATCTTGCGCGCTTCGAGAAACTGGGCATCCTCGTTGGTCATGCCCAGCGCTTTCCAGTCCATGCCGTCTTCGAGCAGGGCGGTCTTCCCAGTGTTGCGCAGGCCGCTGTAGGCGTCCTTCCAACTCTTGAGCAGGTTGTTGCGGGCCGCATCGTCCTTGAGGTGTCCGGTCATGGTCAGTACGCCTCCCAGGCGCGTGCCGTTGCCGAACAGGCGGGCGCCGTGCTCTTCGGTGGCCAGCGCCAGGCCAATAGCTTCGCGGCAGGCGCCGATCGGCGACAGCGGCGTGATGCCGTCGGCGCCGGTGGTGAGGCCGTGCATGAAGTGCATCTCGTGCTGCAGGATGATGCGGCTGCCCCCTTCCTGCTGGAAGTATTCAAATGCGATCCGGCCGTCGGGCGCTCGGAAGGGCCTCACACGATCTGGGTGCAGCGGCACGAGTTCGGCGACGGACTTGCCGCCGGTGGCGATGATTTCCGAGTAGCAGCGGCCGCGCAGGGCGAAGTGGCCGGCCATCATCTCCCGCCATTCGAAGCTGGTCTGCCAGCGGTTCGGGCACTTGGTCAGCACTGGGTCGAGCGGATGATTGCGATCGCGTTCCTTGCCGCCGTTGTCCAACTGGCGATAGACGCCGAGCGGCAGGCTGGCGTAGGTTTGCGCCAGGATGGCGACGGCGCGAAAGACAGCGGTGACGCGCAGCGCCGTATCCGGGGTAACCGACAGGCCGGTGGCCGAACTGTTGCCGCCGAACCATTCGGCGACGACCGGGTCGCGCGGATGGCCGGTCATCACCGAGCCGCGCTGCTCTTCAAGGCGAGACACGATGCCCATCAGTGTGCTCCCATCCAGAACAGCGCCGTGCCAACGACGACGAATGCCACCGGCGGGTAAATGGCGTAGAGGCCGTAGCCGACCAGGGCGAGCCCGGTAAAGACGAAGGCGTCGCGCAGATCAACGAGGCCGCGAAGTTTGAGGAGCAATGTGCGCATGGTCAGACGACGATGATGCCGCGGGAGTTGTAGACGCTGTCGGAGTCGTTGGCGCCTACCATCGCCCGCCCATGCGCATCGATCGCGGCCACGGCAGCATCGATCTTGTTCGCCGCACGCAGCTTGCGCGGGAAGATGTTTTCGTTGCGGTCGGGCGCGACTTCGACGTTGCTGAATTGCCAAACGGTGCAGGGGTTGGCGTCGTGGTGGTAGCGGCCGGCATCGACCAGCGCCTGGATGTCTTTCATCGGGTCGCTGAGGTAACGCACTTGCTGCGGTATATCGACGACTTCGAAGCCTTCCTTGGCGAGGTTGGCGCCCATCTGCTGGCCGCCCCAGGGATCCTTCGCGATCTCGCGAATCAGCACGGTCTCGGCGCTGGTGATGATCTCTTCCTGGATCTGTTCCAGGTCGATCATGTTGCCGGGGGTGGCGATCAGGTGGCCGGAATTGACCCAGCCGCGGTAGTGCGCGTTTTCTTCCTTGTCGATGGCGGCCTGCGGGGCGTAGTTGCGGGTGACGACGTAGTAGTGGTCTTCGTCATCGATGCGGCGCTTGAATTCCCACACGGCGGTGGCGATGTCCTGCTTGCTGGCGAGGTCGAGGCCGACGACGCACTCTTCGCCCTTGAACTGATCGAGGGTGAGCGTGGCGTCACCAGCCTGCTGCAGGTGGTAGAGGTTGAGCCAGGGCGAGGCGGCGGCAACCCAGACGTTGAGGTGCTTGGTCTTGAAGGTGTTCTGCTTGCGCGGGTCCGCCAGGGCGTCGCGTTGCTGCGCCTTGAGGAATTCGGCATCGACGCTGACGCCGTAATTCGGGTTGGCCTTGATCAGCGCGGCTTCGCTGGTCCAATCGTCGCCTTCATCGATGCCGAAAATGATGCCGAAGCGCTGGTCATTCTCCAGCGTGCCTTCGAGGATCTTCTGCAGCTCGGCCTGGTGCTGGTAGCAGGGGCCGCTGATGTCGCTGCCGGCGGTGGTGATGGCCAGCATCAGCGGCTGCGAGCGCGCGCCCATGCCGGTCTGCATGGTGTCGTACAGCTCGCTGGTCTTGTGCTCGTGGTACTCGTCGACGATGGCGCAAGATGGGCTGGCGCCGTCGCCGGGCTTGCCGATGACGGGCTCGAACTTGGCGTTTTTCTCGATGACGGCGAGGTTGCTGACGTTGGCGACGACGCCGAACTTCTGCCGGTAGATCGGAGTGGCCAGCGCCATAAGGCGAGCCGGGCGGAATACTTCCATCGCCTGGTCTTGCGAGGTGGCGCCGGAATAGACCTCGGCGCCGAACTCACCGTCGACGGCGAGCATGAAGTTGCCGATGATCGCGGCCAGCGTGCTCTTGGAATTCTTGCGCGGCACGATCAGGTCGGCCACGCGGAAGCGACGTTTGCCGGTGACGGTATGCACCCAGCCGAAGACGCTGACCAGGATGAAAACTTCCCATCCTTCGAGCTTGATCAGCTCGCCGCGGCCAGCCCAGTCGCCCTTGATGTGCGGCATGAGCTGCGCGAACTTGCAGACGCGCTCGGCCGGCTGGTAGGTGATCCCGTCAGCGTCGGTCAGTTCGGGGTTGAAGGTGTAGGGGAAGCCCTCGCTGCCGATGCGATCCAGATCCTTGAGGTGGCGGACGCAGGCGAGCCGGTGCCATTTGCAGGCAGGGACATCCCCTGCTACGACGGCGCGCGCGTACTGCGTGGCGCGGTCGGCAAATGAGAGGGCTACAGGTTCCATGCTTCCGTTCCAGGCTGTTCGAACAGGGTCTGCTGGCGGTTGTCGCTGGTGCGTACTCGTCCGCGCGCGCTGGGCGACATGCCGAACGCGGCAAGAAACTTATTGACCTGGTCTTCGGCGCGCCGCGCGCAGACCCAGTGATGCGAATAGGTGAAACCACCGTTTGGCGTGGCCACGGAGATGCCGTCGCCGCCCTTGTAGATCTCGCCCTTGGCTTCCACTTCGGCACGCTGCGCCTCGGCGCGCGCCATGTCGGCGCTCAGCCGCTGCTTGTGAAACACAAACTCGGCCCACGCCTGGCAGTACAGCGTCAGCGCGGCGCGATCGACCTTTGAGACCAGGCCGTAGCGCTCCAGCTCCGGCGTGATCCGCTTCCACTCCTTCTTCGCTTCCTTCCAGCACCAGGCCGGGCAGCTCGGGATCTCGATCTCGGGATTGAAGTCGCCGAGCAGATCCTCCGCAGATTTTTTGGACGGGTTCCCGCGCAGGAGATGCACGTTGGCCGGCAGCGGCTGCGGTCCTCGTGATCCCATGGCGTAGCTCCAAAAGAAAAACCGCCCGGAGGCGGTTCAGTGATCAACAGTGCAGACGTCTCGACTGGGGCACCCTACCCCCCCCCTCCCCCGAAACCCCCGCACGTAAAAATTTGACTTATCGCTCGGTCCTGCCGCAAAGAGTTGTAGAGATTTGCTACCCCCTACCCCGATTCTTTTCCAGGTCAGTCTTCGCGGTGTGGCAACTCCTGCAGAGGGTCTGCAGGTTGCTGTCATCGTCGATTTGTTCCTGTGTCCAACCCAGCGCGCGACATTCGGCCTTCGGCTTGATGTGATCCACATAGGCCGAGAATGGCTTGTCGCCTACCGCCTTCAAGATGCCGTTCCGCTTACACTCCTGGCACAGCCCGCAGTCGCGCTTCAGGATCTTCTTGCGCTTCTTATCCCAGTCCGTTCCATAGCCGCGATCGTGGCGGCTGCCGCGCTCCCGGTCAGCGAATGAACCGGAAGCGGCTTTCCTTGGGTGCTTAGCGCACCGACCCGACCCATCGCGCACCAACACGCCGCAGCCAGGCTGACTGCAGGGCCTTGCGGCGGCGCTAGGCATGAGCAACAAAAAAGCCCTGCGACTCGGGTGAGTGGCAAGGCTTTGGAGACAATTCGAACAGCGTGCCGGTTTTATACTGGAAGTGTGCGGGCATGTCAACACCCCGCCGCAATGTCGTTCAGGTGGCCCATGATGGCGCGATGAACTCTACCCAATCGATCGTACATGGTCCGAACCGCAATACCCAGGCGCTGCGCCACTACGACCGCCGTACCGCCGCGCTGATAGAACTCTACGCACAGCGCCTGATCCTCAGCAGGCAGCCGTGCCACGGCCTGATCCGTCTCGCGCACGTACTCGCAATCGCACACACCCGGCGGCAACTGGCTGCCATAGCTGCCGCCGTGCTGCGCCTGGTTGAACATCGGGCTGACGCTGGGATAGCCCAAGCCCTTGCTGTTCTGGCGCATCGCCCATTTACCCCAGATGCTCAGCTGCACGTTGATGTACTCGATCATCGCTGCCC